CTGTAAACACCGATGCCGACGACACCATTATGATTACCAGAAATTATTATTGGGTTACCTTCTTCGTCGTATCCAGAAACTACCCCAACGTGGTTTCCTCCTCGACGTGTTAATACTGCAACGCAGTTTACGCAACCATACTTAGCGTATGTTCCTCGGCTAAGATATGAGGCAGCTGCTCTGCTATGACCACCAACCAACATATTAATAAAGTCAGCACACCATAGATTTCTTGGAAGTCCTAGTTGATTGGGACCGAATCCAAGATATTTAGAAGCTCTTTCAACCAAGTCTTTACTTTCCTGAGAAGTGTAAACTTGTTTTACTTCTGGCCTCTTTACTTTTACTACTTTTACATTCTGTCGATATTCTTGTCTTGCTTTATCTATAGCAAAGAAACCACCAGGACTACTTTCATCATATATAGCCATCATTTCATTAAGCTTAATTTGTCTATAATCAATCTTTGGTGGCTGTTCAACTTTTTGTTTTTTAACCTTTTTATGCACTTTAGTAGCATAATGATCAGGCTTATCTTTTGGGTTAGCATCAGCTGTTGTTGAACAATTAATGCATACTAGTATTGCTACTAGCAAAAATATAAGTTTTTTCATTAAGTTTTCCCTTTGTTGAATGCTTGAATGTCAGGGTGGATTGAAGAATCCATTCAAGCTCTATATTCCACTTGTATAAGAAAGTGGTAATAATATTTAGTTTATCATTTTTCTTACATATTCTCTACTGAGATCAATTGAAAATATAACTCTTTCTATTACACCATTATGTCGAACACTATGTTCCATAGGAGGTCCATCTATAAAAGACAATAATTTACCTTCTTCCCATGCTTTGGATTCAGAACCAATTGTTATCTTACATTCTGGATCACATATAATACCTAGATGCACTCTAAGCCATTTATCAGTTCTACCATAATGTGGAGGAATTATTGTTCCTGGTAATATTCTGCTAATAAAACTGTTTGCTAAAATACCTTCTTGTTCCAAATCTTTTACGATTGAATTTAAAACAGGACAGGCTTTTCTTGCTCTGTCTTTATAAAGATAAGCTATATCTTGAACTTCTTTCGAACAATACATATCTATGTAATCGCCATTATATATAGAAAAAGGCGTTGATTTCCAATAAGTTTGAAAATTTTCTGAATCTTTCCATATATTATTTTCTAAAATACTCTTATCATCAGTTTTTTTTGGTTGATAAAATGCCTCTGGTGTATCAATATAGTTCAATAATTCATTTTTAATTAGTGGGTATTTTTCCACTAACTCAACGCAAATAGGTATATTTTTAATTTTATCCTCGAAAAAATATTTCATATTACCTCTTTAAAAGTGGTGCGCAAGGAGGGACTCGAACCCCCGATAAGACCGTTATGAGCGGTCGGCTTTAGCCACTAAGCTACTCGCGCATATTAATTAAGCAAGGATCTCCTTGAGCCTATCAGCAGCGTATGAGGCTGCAAAGGCTTCTGGCTTCACTTTGGGCGCGAACCCACACATACCACGAATATAGCCAGTTGCCTGTTGAATAACACAAGAAGATCCATGCAACTCATCAGGATTAATGTCTAGGTGGACTTCGACATGCCTATCGCCAATTGCTTCATAAAGATCAAGGTACATCTGAGACGCCTTGTAAACTTCGTTCATTAGCCGATACGCTGGGCGGTCATGCCTTTTGTCATAATCTCTCTCAGTAACGACTTGCCCGAATACCTTACATCCACGTGAGCCATCAAGATGAACCACGATAGCAACTGTGTAGTCAGCATACCAGAGGTTATCGCGACCACGATACCGCTCGCTATCGGCTCCAATGTAAATATTGGATGAATCTGAAGCGCGAATGATAAATTCTTTAACTTCATCGATATTGAACTCTCTAGACATATTTCACCTGTTTATGGAGCGGGGTACGAGACTCGAACTCGTTTCTACAGCTTGGAAGGCTGGGGCACAACCCATATACCAACCCCGCAATTCTGTTACTTCTTCTTACGATTGTTCTTCTGCTTACGCTTCTTCGAACCAACCTTACGACGACCCTTACGAGGGCGATTCTTATGAGGATGAGGCATTACAGTAATCCATTCTTTTTCATTTCACGCCAAAGGATTCGGCCATTAATCTTACCAAGCTTGTTTTGTAACTTGATAAGCTTCTTATGTGGTCTCTTCTTCATTTAGCTCTCCATTGTTAATTGGTGCCCATGGTCGGACTCGAACCGACACTGTAGGGATTTTAAGTCCCCTGACTCTGCCATTGGCCTACATGGGCTTATGATCAATATTACCCTATTTTTTCAAAAAAGGCAAGTGTTTTTTATGAATACGGCACATAATCCACGAGTTATAATACGTATCAGACTCTAAAACGTTATTATCGAACTGATACTTAGCTTCGAAATATGAAAACTCGCCTTTGGTAGTGCAGAGTCTTAGGATTTCCCTTTTAAAATTCTCTTTACCAAGTTTCTCAACATCAGCAGCCAGTTCTTTATTAGATCCATAGTAGTCACGCCAGTCGGATTCAACTTTGAATCGTTTCTTTTTGCCTTTAACCTGTCTTGATTTGCTAAAGTAAAGATTTTTCTTGCCAATATATTTTCTACCATTGGTGAGATTAGTGATAAGATAAACGAACCCTACATATTCACCAATGTCTTGAAACTCTTCATTATTAAAATACCACATCGGGAGTCCTCCTCCCGATATTTAGTTACTCAGGGATCATCGTACCAATCTTCTTCTTCGTCGATATCTTCGTCTTCTTCGTCATAATTTATCCTGAAAGCACAGAATGGACAATATTCTGGTTCGGAAACAGAGTCATGTGTAATAGTAAACTCTGCCTCGCATTCTTTACAAGTAATCATGTTGCTGTTCCTGTAGTTGAGATACATGTTACCCTTGTTGGGCATTGTGGGTTAGTACATACAAACGACATAGCTTTATTTATATCGCCACCTACACCACAAACGCCACAAGCCTGATACATTGGTTGTGGCCATGGAGTAGTAGTCGGCCAAGCTTGCTGATCTCTTGGCCACTGAATATCCATTGTTTTTGCTGGCTTAGTCGTGTCAGGAACGTAAGTGTTATCTTTATGAAACTCTTGCTTTGCTGCTTCCCATCCAGCTTTGAATCCAAGTTCATAAGGAGATGGAGGTGCAAACTCCTGCATAAACTCAGCACAACGCTTCATAAGCTCTTCATATTTTTGCTTATATTCTTCTGATTGTAAGTATTTAATTTGATCGTGTGTCATCTTTTTTCTCTAAAGTTGCATTCATCATCTTTTCTGGATCAATTGTACCAATGTACCAATCCTCTGCTTTGTACTTCCTGAGCTCTTCACCTTGCGCATCGAGAAAATCGACGTATGTCTTCATAGCACGTTTTTCCCAAAGCTTTTTATAATAAAGTTCAACTAAAGCCTTACTATCTTCTTCAGTATGCGAAAATTTCCACCAACTAAAAAGCACCCATGTCTTAAATCTAAACCATCCATCATATAACCACTGTTTCATTATTTTCTCTCCACCCAAAATTCAGGACTCGGATGTCCCATTGCTTCTTCTACTGCACGATAACCTTCTTTGTAAACTGACTTTTCGAGGGTTCCCTCAAGTGCTTTGCGGGCTGTCCAGCACATATCTTTAGGAGATGGGAAATCATCTTCCCCTTGTTCTAATATATCGAGCAGCGCCGCCTCCAGCTTTTCGATGCGGATGGCAGCTTCATGGCGTTCTTTGTCGCCAACGGTGCCATTTCGCAGCCGCTTCACAAGATCATCACTCATAGGCTAAATCCCTTAAACGTGTCACCATTAACGTCTTTTTTGACACCACCATTTACATAGCTGGTGATCTCAGTTTCCTGTGGAGCTACCTGAACCTCCGAACCAGAAATCCACTTCTGCGTCCAAGGTAATGGGTTGCTACCACCTTTGTACTTAGTTGGTAGTCCAACAGCGGTCATTCGCTTGTTGGCGATCCACTCGATGTACTCGCTAAGTAGGACTTCGTTGAGACCAACCATCGACCCGTCTTTGAATAGATAACTTGCCCATGCTTTCTCTTGCTCAACAGCGCCCACAAATAACTTGACGCATTCATCTTTTGTTTCTTCTGCAATTCTAGCGAAGTCTTCATCTTCTTTCGGTAGCGCCTTGAGTAGCTGTTGTGTCCCAGCGAGATGCAGGTTTTCGTCACGAGCGATAAACTTAATGATTTTCGCATTACCTTCCATCCTTTTGACCTCCGCAAATGCCCATGAGCATGCAAAAGATACATAAAATCTAACTCCTTCAAGTACGTTAACAGACATCAGTGCAAGCCAGAGAGCCTTTTTGTGTTTTTTATTAGGTCGCCAATAATCATTTGTCTTATCAGCATAAAAATTATTAAATCCTATCAACTCATCATAGTACTTACTGATATCACCAGCACATTCTACGATCTCAGGTATATCCATTATCTCATCGAAGATTTTGGATGGGTTTGGATAAATGTTTCGTATGATGTGCGTATAGCTGCGCGAGTGGATTGTTTCAGAGAACGCCCATGTGGTAATCCAGGTTTCGAGTTCAGGCAAGCTACAAATAGGTCCAAATGCCATTGTTGGGGCACGACCTTGTACGCTATCAAGAAGGATTTGACGTTTGAGGTTTGATGTGAATATGTGTTGTTCATGAACAGTTAGCTCCTTGAAATCTTTCGCATCTTTATAGATATCCACTTCCTCTGGTCTCCAGAAGAAGCCGAGCTGCTTGTCGGTTAGCTTTTCAATCCAAGCATACTTCTGCTTATCATAACGTGCGATGGTAGGAGCATCATCAAAGAACGCTCTTACCTGTGTTGCATCTTTCTTATTGTTTGAATCAAATACACTATACGGCATCTATATTCCTAGTCTCCCAATCTGGTACGAAATCTATATAGTCTGGCGCTCTTTCGGGATGATCGCGAAGAAACCTAATAACTCTATGAACATAGAATTTATCATTATATGTTGCATTAATAATTTGCATTTCAGTCAAAATTCTTTCGTTTAATTCAGACCACTCGCTCACACTTTTACTCCCAAATATTCTGCAATGCGATGCGTCAAGGATGTTTGTTGCATTTCAGCTTGACGCTTAACCTTGCGCTCAAAGTAAATACGCATCTTGGCTGTTTCTGTGATTGACTTCATATAGCGAATGTCTGGATCAATATTCTCGTATCGGATGCCGCTATATCCCATGCGCCAGTCTTTCAATTCTTCTGCAAGTCTATCTGCGATCCACTTAGCGGGATCACTAGTGATAGCGAACAATGAATCCTGCATTTCTTTGACATAACCAGCGGTATCTTTTACCATAGGAGTAGCATCTACATATGATTTTTTGTCAATCCAATAGCTATCTTGAGTAGAAGGTACAGGATTCATGCCTGACTGAGCATCAAGAGTTGACGCACCAACAGCACCAACACCAAGGAAAGAAAGCATGCCACGTCTGTTCATCATAGCTCTCCCGTCATATAAGTTTCCTACTGGGTATAATTAACAACCAAGGTCTTGGCTTTCTCATAATATCTTCTAGTGTAACTTTTAAGCAGCCTCTACGATAATAGTTACGA